TTTGTCAAGCCGGTAGCTGGGGCCCGTGTCAGGGACCCGTACCGTACTGGTAAGCCGCTACTGGGGTCTGATGGCGATTGGGTACCAGACAATGCATATTGGCGCAGACGCATAAAGTTTGGTGAGTGCGCCCTTGGGGAGGGTCCCAAGGAAGCCGCTTCAAAGCCTGTACAAAAGTCGAAAATCAAGGAGGGTGACAAATGAGCATCTCCTTTAACCAGATCAGTGTTGATCTGCTAACCCCAGGCACCTACGTAGAGTATGACTCCAGTAGGGCGGTGCAGACCACGCCAACCATGCCTAATGTGGTCTTGCTCATTGGTCAGCGCCTATCAACCGGTACCGTAGCCGCTGAGACGCCCGTTAGCGTACCGAGCGCCGCTAAAGGGGAGGAGTACTTTGGCCACGGGTCGATCCTGGCTCACATGATTGACGCATTCAAAGCGGCCAATCCCTACGTCGAACTTTGGGCCATCGCCCTGGACGATGATGCTGGGGGTACGGCCGGTACTGGCACCTTTGCATTTTCGGGCACGGCCACAGAGGATGGGGTGGTGTACGCCTATATTGGAGGCGAGCGTGTTACAACTGCTGTCTCGTCCGGGGACACCGCTGCGACTATAGGCACCAATTTGGCCGCGGCAGTTACAGCGCACGTTGCGGATTCCAATCTACCCATTTCCGGAGCGGGCGCTGCAACAGTTACCATTACCTGTTTGCACAAAGGCACTTTGGGTAATAACATAGACCTGGCTCTAAACCATAATACCGGCGAGTCTCTACCGGCCGGGGTCTCTTGTGTGGTCACTGACGTTGGTGATGTTGTCGCCGGCGCTACCGACCCGGACGTGGCAGACGCAATCGCGGCCATGGGCGACGGTTGGTACACCACGATCATCTCCGCCTACGCCGATGATACCAATCACGACAAGCTGGAGGCTGAGGCTCTAGCTCGTTGGCATCCCTATGAACAAAAAGACGTAATGCTCTTTATCGGAGCCTTGGGGACACAGTCGGCACTTACAGCTCTAGGTAATGCACGTAACAACAAGTTTACCTGCTTGATGGGCGGCGGCCTAAGCCCTAGTCCACCTTGGATCTGGGCTGCGGTCGGAGGGGCCATTGATACTAGTGAGTCAGACCCAGCGCGCCAACGCACTAATTTGCAGCTTACTGGCTTGGTGGCACCTAAGGTGTCTGAGGAGTTTACGCAGACCGAGCGCGGCGTATTGCTGACTGATGGCGTGTCGACGTTTACAGTCGGCGCTGATGGTAACTGCTACGTCGAGATGCTGATCACTACCTATCAGACTAACGCCGCTGGTGTACGTGACTGGTCTTACTTTAAGGTTACCACCATGCGCAGCCTGGCGTACATTAGATATGCCTTTAGGAGCCGCGTACAACTGCGATTTCCGCGGCACAAGCTTGCTGATGACGGTACTAACTTTTCGCCCGGCCAGGCCATTACCACGCCGGCTATCGTGCGCACCGAGCTGTTAGCACTCGGCAGTGAGCTAGAGTCCTTAGGCATCATTGAAGGCTTTGACCAATACAGTCAGGATATGCTAGTGGAGAGGAATGCATCTAACAACGATCGGTTGGATATCCGGATCGCGCCAGATTTGATCAACCAACTACTGGTCACTGCTGCCCAAGTGCAGTTTTTGCTCTAGTGCTACAACATGGTAGCTCTAGTGCTTTAGGAAGGTGAGGTAGAAAATGCCGCAAATTACAGGAGTGGTTAAAATCTACGTTAACGGATCCTTGCAGCGTTCGATCGAAGGGGCTGAGCTGGATCTTGGGGGATACGAGCGCGAAGCGGTGGTTGGGCACTCCGTATATGGGCACAAAGAGAGAGTAATGCCATCGGTTCTGACGTGGTCTGAGGCGCATGCGTCAGATACCGTCTTGGCAGACCTAAAAGACATTACCGGCGCAACGCTGCGCTACGAGTGTGACTCCGGCCGGGTCTATTTGGTCACTAATGCGTTTGTGTCAAAGACGCTCAAGCTCAGTGGTGGTGACGGCGAGGTTGAAGTGGAGATGACAGGAGACCCAGCTAGAGAGGAAACTCGAAATGACGAATGAACAGCTTGCGTTGTACGAAGAGTATGCCGCTGACCCTCGGGTACAAACCAACGATGATGGCACTGTAACAGTAACAATTGAACCCGTTGATTACAGGGGGGTAACGTACACTGAGATAGTGCTGCGTAAAGCCAAGGGGCGCGACTGGGAACGCACCGATGGCGCTAAGGGCGTCGTTGGGCAGGGACTGCAGCTAGCCGCATCTGTTTCTGGGGTACCGCTAGCAGTCTTTCACGAAATGGACGGCGAGGATGCCATTTTGTGCTCTAACTTGGCAGCGTTGGTGGGAAAAAAGTCGAGAACTGGAGGGACGTCTTCGGCAACTTAGCATACACATTTCGATTCCAGCCCTCTGAGCTTTGGGGTATGGACGCTGACGAGCTGCTAATGTGGGCCAAGCAAGCGGAGCGGATCAGCAAGGAACTCAAACGTGGCCGATGATCTAAAAGCCAACATAGTCATCAAAGCCATTGACCGCGCGTCGTCAGCGATGCGGACTGTAACCAAAAACTTTGAGACTATGAGAGCCGCTCAGAAGCGGGCCAATATTGCTTTTAGGAGGGCCGCCGATCTTCGCCAGGCAGGCGAGGGTGTCAGCAGATTCTCACGAGCCATGATAGGGGCCGTTAGAGGCCCGATACAGGAGTTCGAAGAGTTTCAAGCGACCATGAGCAACGTCAAAGCGGTTATGGGCGGCCTGACCGAAAAGGAGTTTGCAGATCTCACAGAGCGAGCTAAAGAACTCGGCGGTACAACTCGCTGGACCGCTACTCAAGCCGCCCAAGCAATGAAGTATTTTGGGATGGCTGGTTACGACGCCGAGAAGACTATGGCTGGGGTGCCAATTACTTTGGATTTGGCTACTGCGGCAGGGACAGATCTTGGTAGGACGGCCGACATAGTGTCAGATTTGATGGGGTCCTTGGGTGTCAGTATGAGTGACTTGCCAGAGTTCGCAAATCAGTTGACGCGAACGTTTACAGGGGCCAACGTGACGCTGGAGACTCTGTTTGAGTCTCTGATTTACTCCGGGGCTGTCGCGAAGCAAATGAAGGTCAGTAACCAAGAGCTGTTAGCTATGACTGGGCTATTAGGCTCGGTCGGCATCAAAGGGAGTACGGCAGGGACCGCTTTGAGGGCAATGATTGCTAAGCTGACAGCCATGCGTAGGCAGGGCCAAAAAACTCTGCAGGCTCTCAACGTCGGCATTACCGATGTGGCCGGGAATCTGCGTCCGCTACCGGATATTTTGAGTGATGTGCTGATCAGTACGGCTGAAATGGGCACAGCGAAACGTGGGAAGGCTTTCGCGCATATTTTTGGGCTCGATGCCATGACGGCCGCTAGCAGTTTGGCTACTATGGGGCGAGACGAGATTGCCAAATTTACAACTGAAGTAGCTAGCGGCACTAAGACTGTGCAAGAAGTCGCACGTGTCATGGATGATAATGCTAGAGGTGCGACTATTAGATTGTCTAGTGCCATAGGAGGCCTAAACCTGACTATGGCCGATCAACTAGAGCCTACTTTGACTAGTACTAAGCAAGAGCTTGCCGGAGTGATCCAGTCCTTAACCGAGTTTGCTAATGCGCACCCGACTACGGTTAAGGTTATCATGATGACTGTCGGGGCCCTAGGCGTGTTGTCGGCGGGTTTAACTGGACTGATCTTTACAATGGCTGCAGCCACTACTGCTATGGGCGTGTTTGCTGTGGCTATGGGCAGCCAAAAGACTGGCGCGGAACTCATGGGAGCCGCGCTGAAATTTTTGATAGTGCGCATACGAGCCTTAACAGTTACAATATTCAAACGGGCGATACCCGCTACTACTGTCTGGGTGTGGACGGTGGCGAAACGTTTGATGCCCACCTTTACAGGTTGGGCAACATCTTTATGGACCAAAGTCGTCCCAGCGGTTGGCGGTGCGGCGAAGACGATTTGGGTTAAAGCATTACCGGCCCTTGCAATGTACATCAAATCTGCATGGGCGGCCGCTGCAGCTAGTCTTGCTGCGGTGGCACCTTTTTTGGCCATTGGAGCTGCTATTGCTGGGGTGTCTTTGGCCATAGTGCAACTGGTAAAACATTGGGACGAGCTGGACTTTGAGGAGGGCATGAAAGGTATCAGCGAACACCTTAGCGAGTTTGGTATCTTGAGTACACTCGGTGAACTGTTCGACCCGCGTACTCTACTCAAGGATATGGGGGTGATGGGAGGGACAAAACCCCCTGTAATCGCTCCCACAGCTGAGGCGGCTCCGGCGACACTTGGAGCGGCCGCACAGGCACAAGGTAGAGTAGACGTAGGTATCAAAGTTGATGCTGAGGGTCGAGCGACAGCATCTAAGATACGCGAGACTGGCCCGGTACGTACTGACATAGACACCGGTATGTTGATGGCAACCCCATGAGTTGGCGCGACGACTTACAGTTAGGGGGCAAGGGCTCATTTCGCGGCATTGAGTTTTTCGTACGTCAGACCTCAGGCAGAGTTGGTCGGCGTACAGTGATCCACCGGTATCCGGGGCGCAATGACCCGGGGGTAGAGGACAATGGTCGCGAACCCCGAGAGTTTGATCTCGAGTGTTTTTTGCTCGGCGACAACTACATGTACGAGCGTGATCGGTTGCGACAAGCCTTCGAGCGACGTGGCCCTGGCGATCTGATACATCCCTATTGGGGTAAGCTGCGGGTAGTGGTGAACGGGCATGTGAGGATCCAAGAGACGCCCGACGAAGGTGGGATGGCACGTTTTGCCATGTCTGTAACGCAGGTTGGCAAAACGATCTCACCAATAGTTGCGCCGGATACCGCCGCCGGGGTCGAAGACGCTGCGGATGAGGCCGTTGAGGCTTTGGAGGAAGAGTTTGAGGAGGAGTTTACGGTTATTGGGTACATTGCTGACGTACTGCAGGATGCGGTAGACCTAGTTAACGGTGTAATCAGCGACCTGAACAAGATCAAGGGGTACGTCAACGCTGCCATGGCCATTGCCGACACGATCGGGGATACTATCCAGACTTTGGCCGACACGGTAACATCGCTCATCTTGTTGCCGGCTCAATTAGTTAGCTCGGTGCAAAGCATCGTTAATGGTATTATGGCATCCGTCTCTACTATAGGTAGTGCTTGGGATAGCTATTTTGGGGACGACGAAGACCCTGACTCTGTGGTCGGCGCTCCAGTTGGATCACCTACGTCAGCGGCCGTGATCAGCAGTGATGTCAGGATAAACCTGGCCATGCGCGCTTGGCGTGAGCTCAATACTTTTGGTGATGACTTGAGTACCGTCAACGAAACTACTCCACAGCGGGAGCGCCAAGCAGACAACAGGGTCGCTATGGTCAATCTGGTTCGCACGTTAGCTCTGATCGAAGGGTGCCGAGCATTATCAGCTATGCCTTTTACGTCGAGCGACAAAGTGGACGAAGTGCGTACCGAGCTCTTAGGGGCTTTTGACTCTCTGCTCGATACTGTTGGTGACAAGGCTTATGCAGCATTAATGGACCTGCGCGTTGCTCTGGTGTCTCATTTTGCCATTGTAGCTGAGGACTTGCCCAGCACCATCACGTATACGCCAAACAGAACCGTGCCAACCTTGGTGCTATCGCAGCAGTTGTATGGCACGCCAGATCGAGAGCCCGAGATCATTTGGCGCAACGGCATACGTAATCCGTGCTTAGCTCCAGGGGGCGAGGCGTTGGAAGTACTGGTCTATGACTGACTTAAAACTGCATATAGCCGGTTATAAGTATAGTGGCTGGACTAGTATCCGAGTTACCAAAAGCATGGATCAGCTCGCTCACTCGTTTGACTTGTCGCTGACTGACCGCTGGGTTGTGGAGGAGGCAGATCTCCCGTTAGAGGTTGGCCAACGGTGTCGTATCAGCCATGATAATGTTGGCATACTTACAGGTTGGATCGATTCGGTAATTACCGATTATACGTCCGATGGCATGCGTATCACAGTAAGTGGCAGATCCCTAAGTGGTGATTTGGTCGATTGCGCAGCGACACACAGTGGCGGGCAGTGGAGGGGCTCCGGCTTGCTCAAGATTGCACAGGACTTGTGTTCGCCGTTTGGTCTCAGTGCCTATACCAATACTGATTTGGGCGGTGCCTTTCGGATCTTTGAGCTCCAAGATGGCGAAACTGTTTTCCAAGCACTGGAGCGCGCAGCCAGGCGTAGAGGTGTCTTGTTGCAGACTAGGCCCGACGGCAACATTGTGTTCGAACGGGTTGGTAGCACAAAGGTAAAGACCAAACTAGTTTATGGCAGGAACATTCTAGAGGGCTCAAAACGCACCAGTTGGCAGGACCGTTTTAGCACCTATACCGTTAAAGCTCAAGCGCAGGGCACCGATACATTTTTCGGATCGTCTGCCGCTGCCCTGAAAATGGTCAGCACTGACAGTGGGGTAACCAGATATCGACCAACTATAATCTCGGCCGATGATGAGGACAGTGGCGAAGAGCTGCAAAAACGTGCTAACTGGGAGCGCAATGTGCGCGCTGGTAGAGCCGCCAAACTAGATTATCTAGTGCAGGGTTGGAGCCACACAGGAGGCTTGTGGCAGCCCAATAAACTAGTTTGCATCGAGGACAGAGTACTACGTGTTGATGATGAGGTACTGATTTCGGAGGTCACGTTCGAGCGTAACGAAAACTCTGGGACGGTAACCAGGTTATCTCTGGTGCGTAAGGAGGGCTATGACATCCAGCCGTTGCCGCCCCCGAAGCAAAAAACTGGAGCGTTGGAATGAGATTGCCGGATGCTTTGGCGCTCAGGAGATTGATCGCGCCGCTCAGTCAGCGCATACGAATGATCGTAGCTCGGGGGGTTGTCAAAGTGGTCAACGACAGTTTAAAATGCCAGGGATTGCAAGTTGAGCTCTTGGCAGACGAGCTGAGGGATGGTGTGGAGCGCTTTGAAGATTACGGTATGACGTCGCACCCGTTTGTGGACTCCGAGGTTTTGTATTTGTCCGTTGGTGGACAGCGATCGCACGGTATCGCAGTCCGCGTTTTGGATAGGCGATACCGCCCTAAAAACCTCGCGGAAGGTGATGTCTGCTTATTTACGGACAAGGGGGAACGGGTTTACCTCGAAACGTCTGGGGACATGGTGCATTTAGGGGCGAGATACGCCGACGATTTTCTGGCAAAGGCAACGGAGACTGAGGCCAGTGACTCTGCTATTAAGACCAACGTAGATGCACTGCGCACGGCCGTTAACGGTTGGACGCCTGCACCTGCAGACGGCGGTGCGGCTCTAAAGACTGCTCTAACCGCTTGGTTGGCTAGTACCATATCGCTCAGCTCTGTAGGGACTAGTAAAGTCAAGGGGTCATAACATGCTGCAGATCAAGTGGAGCAATACACAGCAAGAGCCGGACTTGGAGCGTGACGATAACTTCGTCAGTCGTGAGTGGATCGATACTGCTGCTTTGATCTCATTGTTTACGCGCCGACGTGCTGAGGATGATGACGAGTTGCCAGACCCGAAGAGTGACAAGGGCGGTTGGTGGGCTGATGCGTACTCGTCTGTCGAAGGCGATCTGATCGGTTCTAGACTGTGGCTGTTGAGTAGATCCAAATTGTCTCAGAGCGTGTTAAACCAAGCGAGGGACTATATCACGGAGGCTATCCAATGGATGGTCGACGACGGTCTGTGCGAAAGCGTGGAAGTTACAACGGAGAGATATGAAAACAGTCCAGATACAATGGCGATAAAGGTACAGCCCACTAAGCCGTCTAAAGTCTTGGGTAAGTGGATCGGTATTTGGCAGGCGCATATGGAAAGGTTATAGTCATGGCTTTTGCCAGGCCCACTTTGAGCAAACTCGTGTCACGGAGTCAGAGTGACATCGAGACACGCGTTGATGGATCTGTAGCGTCGCTCAGGCGATCGTTCGAGCTGGCCATTTCGCGTGCTGTTGCTGGGGCGGCACATGGGCTACACGGCCATCTAGTTTGGGCGTCGCGACAAATGTTTGTGGACACGGCTGAGGACGAGTTTGCAGTTAGGCTGGCCAGCATTTGGGGGATCGAAAAAACGGCTGCAGCCAAGGCGTCTGGTGATGTTGACATCACCGGTACCCCGTCGACAGTTTGTCCTGACGGTACTTTGTGGGCGTTGGGTGATGTTGTTTACGAGCAGGATGGAGATGCTACCATTTCTGGGGGCGGGTCGGCAACTATCACAGTGGAAGCTCAAGAGGGGGGAGCTGATGGTAACCAGAGCGTTGGCGCAACTCTATCTTTGGTAAACCCGGTTGCTGGCATTGACACTGATGGTACAGTAAGTGGAGCCGGCCTAACCGGAGGGGTTGACGAAGAGACTACTGCGGCTTTGAGGGAGCGTTTGCTGGCACGCATGCAAAGTCCCCCTAAAGGCGGCGGGCCCGGCGATTATGAGGCGTGGGCGCTCGAAGTGTCCGGTACTACTAGAGCGTGGCAGATCGCCAATGGTGATGGGGCAGGCACGGTAGTCTTGTATTTCGTAATGGATAATAAAGTCGGAACTATCATCCCGAACGGCAGTGAGGTAACTACCGTACAAGATTATCTAGACACCAAAGCTCCAGTAACGGCTGATGTAAATGTCTACGCTCCTACCGCTGTTGCGGTCGATTTTGAAATCGCTTTGACACCTAATATAGACACTGTGAAGCTAGCAGTGCGAGCGGAATTGGAGGATTATATCCTGCGGAACAGTGAGGCAGACGGCACGACATTTCCGTTATCACAACTTGACGAAGCAATATCCATTGCTACTGGCGAGACTGATCACGTTATGACCATACCAGCTAGCGACCCCACTTTTACAGTAGGGCAGATCGCTATCATGGGGGATATTACATGGGTGTAACATGAGCGGGATGACTATAACTGCAAAACAGACTGCTCTAGAGGCTGTGTTGGTAAACCTCACTGACGTCTACGTTGGGCTTTTTACCGAGCTACCAACAGATGACACGCCAACTGGCGGTGTTGAG